GAATGATGGCCGTGGTGGATGCTCTTATATTCACCACTATGATGGCTGTAAGGAATTAATGCGAGAAGCTGAAGAGGCATGTTTCCTGATGAGAAGTAGAATCTGCACCGACTTTGGAGAGCCTTTTGAAATTAAATCTACTTTAGATAGTGTTGTTGATGATCTAATCGAAGAGCACCGAAAGAATAAGTTCCAAAAGGCCATGATGAAGGATTGTGAGAAAGGGATTGTTTACGGAGTCAACTGCTATAATTACAATACAATGACATGGAAAGGATTCACAATAGCACAGCTTTTAAAACATCCAAGAGGGCAAGGAGCATTAGGGAAAGCTATGAATGAGATAAAAGCTGAATTGAAAGATGGGGAACAGATATTCAACACTAATCTTAATTTTTGAGGGAATCATGGTAGAAATTAAAATCGTAAAAAAAGATGAAGAGTATGCTGTTCAATGGATAGAGAATGGTGTAGTTGACGAGGTAAAAACATACTACACTGATGATAAAGATGATGCAATAGCGACCAAGGCCGAAATAGAAAAGAAAATACCCATCACCAAGGAAGAAATCAAAACCCTGATAGAGAATAGAGGGCTCACGCTTGTGGACCTGATAGACGTGGTTATTGATATGAATGGCTTTGTTGGAGTAGGGCTGATAAGATTGGCTGATGATGTATCTAATCACATCACCGGAAAGATCAATCCCAATTATCAAAAACCTCAATTAGTGGCTTATGTCATTATTGAGACAGAGAAGGATGATAACGGGGAGTATATCCCCTGTATCGTCAAGGATGGGGAGAAGGGATACTATAAAACCGATTATAGGTATGGTACTGACTATAACCATGCTAAAGAGTGTGTAGATGCTCTAAATAGAAAACTTGGCCTCAGTGAAAGGGAAGTTATGCGGTTAAGCTGTGAATCCATGTTTGGGAAGAAGTCATGAGTAATTTCAACAATATGGATGATAGATTCAATGAACGGCTGGAGGACCCTATTCCAGCCGTTTGCAGGGGATGTGGTGAGGAATGTGACGAAGGTTTTAAGGCAGGGGAGATTAAGTATCACCATTGGGCAAGAGCAGACATTTACGGCATATATACCGGCATCTACTGTGATGATTGCTACAATGGAGTATCAGGGAATTATCCTTATCGCAAGGATGAGTATTTTGATACTGCTTACTGTGGGGAAACAATGGATGAGGAGGATTATTAATGGCCAAGTCTAAAAAATATCAAATTAACGGCATGGATGTAAAGTTATGGGAGAAATTCAAAACCAAGTGTGCTTCCAAGGGCAAGACCATGAGGGAAGTAATGATCCAACTGATAAAGGAGTATGTAAAATAACTTTAGGTCACACCTAAAATTCCCATTGCAAAATTTATTCAGAGGAGGTTATCATGAAACTAACCTGAAAACAGAAAAGCCGGTGTAACAACCGGCTTTTTACATTTCTTGAGACAATCCCCTTGCCCTCTCCATAAGAGGTTCCTGATACCTCTTCCAATCCGCTAAAGCCCTTCGACTCGCTTCTTCTCGTGACATGCAACAAGATCGCATGTAATCTTCGGTAGATTTATCAAGGTATTCCTTGCGATAGTTTCTGATATCAGCAGAAGTTTTCTCTTTTGTAAACATTTAATGTAGTATTTATTCATGTATTTCCCGACGGTGAAATATAGCATATCTTTTATTATTAAAAAATAAATTATTAGGTGGTATTAAATTATGGCATGTCAGAATCGGTATCAATCTGCAATAATACCGTAGGATGTGGATGGGGCTGGCAGACGGGTATAAGCGGAGGCAAGACGGATTATTACCCTCCGGGATATATGCCGACCTTTGGAAAACCCAGGGAAATATGCCCGGCATGTGCCTATAACCTTCTGTTCCCAACTATACAGGGAATGGCCGTAGCACTTGAATACACTGACCTGACATTAAAACAAAAGCACACGATAATAGAGCAGCACCTAAATATTCCCAGGGAGACTGTTATTAGAGGGATAGAAGGCAGGAAATATGGCAAAAAATAGACTGACCGACAAACAAGAGATATTCTGTCAGAAGGTAGTTGAGGGTAAATCTCTTTCCGATGCGTACCGCATAGCATATAACACAAAAAAAATGAAAGATACAACGATCAACAGGAACGCCTTTGAGTTGTCAAACAACAGCAAGATTACAACAAGACTTGAAGAGCTAAGACAGAGGGCTATGGATAAGCATGACGTAACCGTAGAAGATGTGATCCGGGAGATAATGAAGATTGCTTTTCTAAATACTCAGGATTTATTTGATGATAAAGGGGAACTTATCCCTATTCACCTACTCCCCAGGGACACCGCAGCAGCAGTTGCAAGTATGGAAGTCACTCTCTCCAAGATTGTGAATGGTAAAGAGGGATCCGCAGACGAATATGAATATCTCAAGAAGATCAAGACCAATGACAAGCTGAAGGGCCTGGAACTATTGGGCCGATACCTGGCAATGTTCACTGATAAGGTCCTGGACCTAACTCCCAGGGAAGTTATGGAAGAAGCGTACCACGAACAGCAGGCAGAAACAGCAAGAGCCATGTTAGAGAAGTATAACAAAACAGAGGAACTTACAGTATCCGATGCTGCAATCGAGCCAGCTAACTAAAAACAAACTTCACCCTTATATGATGGCTGACCTGGTGGCCAAGGGAGTATATACAGAGAAGGAATTCATTGCCTTTGTACATTCCTATAAAAGCAAACCACTTGAATTTTACTGTCCCAACGGCAAACAAGAAGAATTTATCAACACAGTGGCTACATGCAACCAGGATGTAGATACCCCGGTGATCCTGGTAACTTATGCCAATGGTGTAGGCAAGACCACAACCTCCATCCAAATTTTAATGAATTTCATCTATGGGCCTCAAAACGGATGGTTTGACCAACCATTATTCAAAAACTTCCCATATCCAAAACATGCATGGTACTGTTGCACAGCAGACGCACTCAAGAACAAAGTGGTGCCTGAGATCGAGAAACTTGCCAAGATGGGCACTTATGTCGGGAACAAGGGTGGAAAGCCTTATACGAGCGAATTTAAGTTTAATGATGAGTTTTTAGTACACCTCAAGACATTCGACCAGGATCCCAAGACATTTGAATCAGCTGACGTGGGTATTGTTATCCTCGATGAACCATGCCCGGAAAATATATGGAAGGCTATTAAATCACGTCGTAGAATGGGCTGTATCATCTTATTACCTATGACTCCGCTGTATTGTGATCCATATATAATCGATGAAGTTGCCGAGGGAGCAGAAAATGACAGAGGTGGATACCATCATTTAGATGCAGAGGTATATGATGCTTGCCAAAAGAGAGGGATAAGGGGACACTTAGAGGCTGGCATTATTGATTCTATGGTTGCAGATTATGACGATGATGAGTACGCAGCCAGGGCCAAGGGAAAGTTTATGTACTTCTCCAGGTCGATTTATGGCAGTAATATAAGCAAAGCGAGGCACTTCCGGGATCCTGATGAATTCCCGATACATCCCGAAGCCAAGCTATTACAGATTGTGGATCCCCACGATGGCAGATATTCAGCAAGCATATGGATGGCGATTAATCCAGATGGTCGAAGAATAATATTTGATGAATACCCCAGGAGCAAAAAGTCCCCATTCTGGAAGATGCACGGGAAGCGAACTACCAGCGAAGAGGTCCGGGATTGGATCGCAATGGAGAATCTACACCCATTTATTCAACCTAAAGGCCGGAATGTAGGCAGAGTCCTGGACAAAAGGTTTGGATGGCAGACCAGGGGAGACACAAATTTCGCAACACTGTACGCAAAAGCCGGTAAAAAGGCAGACTATCCATTCAATTTCAAAGAATCCTACAGCATATCAGGTGCAGAGACAGAGATTCAGTATGGGCACAGGATGGTTAGGGAGGCTTTCAGGGACATGCCGGTACCCAATGATCCCAATATTGAGCCAGGATTAATAATATGGAACACCTGTTATCACACCTGGAACGGGCTATCGCATTATATCAGGAAGATGGAAGTAACCAAGGCAGCAGCAGATAAAGCAGTAGGCACCGGGATTATAGTAGAGAAGTATAAGGATTTCCCGGATGTAATAAGATATGGAGTATGCACCAGTACACCTCCTCCCAGGCAGACATTCCAGCAGAGGGAGCAGGAAAGAGTATTGGATGAAGTTTTCAACACTAAAAAGAAAGTGGCACGATGGTAATAAACGTATTGATGATAAGCATACCTATCTCTATAGCTATAGTAGCTTCAGGCATCATAGTAGCCAAAGCTATCAATGTAACTATGGATAGGTATATAAAACACAACAGCTTTGCCGGAAACGTCATTAAAAAGGTGGAGAATATCCCCCTGAAACCCACGGTGAAGAAGAAAGATGAGAAGGTTAAACAACAATGGTAGCCAATGCAATGGAAGCCCTCAAAGTTAATAGTGGCACGATAAAATTAGATGAGAAAGACAGAAAGAAAAGGCCGGTAGATGGGAAACCATACGAGGACCAAACTTTATATAATTGGGTCCTGGCAACACATGATTCATTCCGCAAGCACCTCAATGACAGCAAAGTTATCGCAGATTGGAATAAATGGGTAGCTTATGAGAATACAGATGCCTGGGATGGAAGGCATGGAGTGGCTACCAGGATGGCAGAGTTTCAATCGAACATGTTATTTGAAGTAACTCAGACCCTTGCAGCAGCAATGACAACAGGAACACCACGGCCAGAGATAAAACCGGACCCACGATACACAAAACGGGAAGAGATGGAGGCAGCGGTTGAATATGCGAAAGGCTTAAAGCGTGAACTTGTCAGGGTATGGGAAGAAACCAAGATGAAGAGCAAGCTACGCCAGGGGATCCTTGAATATGGCATAAAGGGTACAACCTGTTACCATGTCCCATTTAACCCCGACACCCAAGAGATAGAACCGGAACCTGATGATATTTATGGCTTTCTCCCTGACCCAAATCTATTGTCACCCAGGGATGTGAATAAAAAGCTGTCATATTTCCGCTGTGTGGTAATGACCGTGGATCAAATATTCAATACTTATGGAATCAAAGTTAAGTCCATGGGATCAGTTAACAACCTCAAGCAATTCAGAGAGACACAGCAAACTGATAACACCCCTATCAAAGATGCAGAGGGAGCAGTAGGAGATACGGAGGATGATGTCAATGGTGGATCCCTGGTATTAGAGTATCACACAACAGACTATACCCTGGAAGAATACGAAGATTATAAACTTGATAAAGAGGGGCAGAAGATCAAGGATGAGAACGACGAGCCGGAGATGGTTACGAAAACAAGACCGAAATTTGAAAATGGCCGAGTCCTCACGATAGTCAAAGGTCACAAAGATTGGATTATCCAGGATTATCCATGTCCGTATATAGATGGGCCGGAGTTTGTTGTATCCGGGCTCCCACAAACAGGAAAGCTATTTGGTAGATCAGAGGGCAAAGCGATAGAACCGCACATGAAAGCGATCAATCAGCTGATATCCAATGCACTTGATAACACTGAGTATTTCGGGAATCCATTTATGGAAGTCATTGAGGCTTTCCTGTCTGATCCAGCCAATGCCTATGCACCAGGACCAGGAGAAAGAATTCCGGTAAATAAAATAGGGGGCATCCAACTGCATACCCCGGATCCCATTGCAGCATTTGTTTACAACATGATAGGATTACTCAAAGATGATGCTGATTTAGTCCAGGGAACCACGGATTCATTCAGAGGGCTCCAATCATCCAGCCAATCCAGTGGAGAAAAGGAGAAGGCTCTTATTGTCCAATCCGGTGGCAGAGTACAGCCGAAGGTTGAGGACATTGTGACATTCGTGGAAGATTTCTATAAGCACTGTGCCGATATAGTCCAACATCTGTACTCAGACGATCCAATCCTACAGCAAGTAGAAGATGATGAGGGTGGAAACGAACAATTCCAGCCATTCAATCCCCAGGAGGGGAGAAATATGCGATTTAACATCACTGTTAAACAAGCATCAATGCTCCCGGTAGATAAACAAGCGTTATTTGAAGAGGCAGTAGCATTATTTCAACGGGGTGGGATTTCTATTGAACATCTTATTGACCTGGCTCCAACACTCGAAGATAAGAAACGAGCGAAGGAATATGTTGCCAAACAGCGACAGGCACAGGAACAGCAGGGCGATCCCGAAGAAGAAGCCCGGATCCAGGAAGAAGTACAGGCCAGGGCAGAAGAGATAATGCAGATAGAGGATGAAGATGAGAAGATGCAGGCTCTTGAACAGATGTGGGCCGAGAATCCCGAAGCTACATTCATGGTATTGAACATGCTGGCAGAAGCAGCCCCGGAAGATAGAGCAGTCAAAGCATTTGTCCAGAACCATGCCCAGGAACTCCAGGCACTTGCAGAACAGATGCAGCAACAGCAGGCACAACCAGCACAGTGATAGACCTCCTTAAATTCATCCTGGACTATCTCACAGCCATCATAATGCTGATATTCATTTGGGTAACAGCTGTATCTCTATGGAATCTCAAAATAGGGGATAATTCCTGGTACTACCCGGCTATATCGATGGCATTACTGTACGGATCCGCAAGACTACACATGAGGGCAAAGGAATGGTCAAGGACATAGGAAAAGACATGACTAAAATGTTAGATAATATGAAAGACCAGGAGCAGATGTCTTTCACTGATTTTGTCAGGATAAATGATTATGTCATAGTCCCAAAAGAAGAGTGCTCGAATTGTGGCAACACAGATGGGAACATCTATAATATTGCCTCACCAACAGAGAATATCAAGGAATGGGGTCACACATGCGGAGAATGTGGATCCTACTTCGCAACAGAATATGAGGTAATCGAATAATGTCAGACTCCTGCATGAAAGAGGAAGCCTCTGCATACAAGAACCGGAGGCAATCACTCCCTAAAAGTGAGATATGCCAGGGGATCAACAGATCAAAGAAGAAGAAGCCTATACGGCTTCTATACTTGTGCAAATATACTAAAAAGTGGCGAACCTGGAAGAGATACAGGTCAGTAGAGGAGGCACAGGGAGTTATTGATAAACTCCTGGTGAAATGGAGGGTATTCTCCAGGCCATTCAAAGTAACAGATTTTAAGATAATCGAAAATAAACAAAGGACACGATAATGGAAACAATGAAACAAGACAGCCCCTACGAGATGGATTTAGGGGAAACTTTCAAAATGATAGATGATAAGGTCCTGGTAGCCCCCTGGGATATAGCTGACAAGACTGACAGCGGTATCATCCTCCCTGATAGTATGAAGGAGAAGGAACGGGAAAAGAACCGCAAGGGCACTGTTATAGCAGTAGGACCAGGGCACAGAAGCGACTCAACCAATGTTCTTCATCCGGTAGAGGTCAAACCTGGTGATGATATATGCTTTGAGCGATTAGCAGGCACAGAGGTTGAAATCAAGGGTGTTAAGTACCTTGTGATGAACGAAATGTCTATTCTTGCAACACTTCCCCCGTTAGTGGGATAAAAAATATATCAGTAGCTATTAATTTATTTCTCCAAATATATTAAGTTATAGCTGCTGTTTACAGCAATTTCAAAACGATAACACACAAGGACAAAGTATTATGTCGAAAAACGATTTAAATAATATAGCAGAAAATATGGGGCAAACCCTCAAGGATAATGAGGATCCTGGTGAAGATCATGTGTTTCCTCAAAACAATCCCACTGATGAGAAGGATGAGCCCAAAGGTCTGGATAATACAGATGAAACAGAAGAATTAGAGTTTGTGGCTGGAGACATGGGAGATATCCCTGACTATGGCCATGAGAATATTAAATGGAAACTGTATTCTATCCAAACCAACCGGCACGGGATAACCACTGTAACTGAAGTAATGGCAAACAAACCAGGACAATCAGCAGCAGCATACGGAGTTATTCTAAAGATAACCACTATACAAGATGAGAAAGTCATGGCTGTGAATACTGAGCAATTAGCAAATATGAAGCTGAAATATTTAGACAGCCGTAACCCTGACATTGGCTTTGCAATCGTAAACAAGAATGCGAGTGACAGATAATGTCAGATAAAAACCATCAAAAAGAATTAGATCAAAAATTGACCTCTCCTGACGATTCGCTATCATTTCCCCAGGGAGTGATGGACCAGTTTGACGGTGATGAACCTATCAAACATGTTGATGGAGAAGGCAAAGAGATTCCATCTGAGGAAGAAATCGACTCAAGTACCGACGAAAAGGGAAAAAGCCCCGATGATTCCAAAGATGAAGCAGGCAAGGAAAAACCAGAAGAGTCCTCTTCGGCTAAAACCGATAAGCCCCCAAGTAAGGATAAACCCGACACTGAAACCAAAGACAATGAGGATGGTGCCCTCAACGGAAAGAAGGAATTCACTAAGAGTTTAGTGGAATTGTTTGAAAGCGAAGCGTATGCAGATATGTCTGAGCCTGATAGAGCTTTATTGTTATCAGATTTAAACAATAGAAACAAACTCCGTGCATCCCTTACCGAAAAGACAAAGGTGTTAGCCAAGGAACGAGAGGATTATGATTCTTTTGTTGGCAAGTTTAGTCCCGAAGTCAGGAATAATGTTATAACTGCTCTAAAAGATGAAGATTTTATGGAACAGCTTAAAGATTATTTCTCTGATGTTGATGGTGGTAATCCATTCAAAGCCTTGAAAGAGGCGTTTGAGAAGGTAGGAGAGAGGGAAACCGTATCTACTACCGAGAGAACGGAAGCTACTACCAAGGGACTGGCCGAAGAGAGAAAGCTACTTGTAGCTATGGACAGCAAGTTTTCTGATGATACGGTATTCAACACATTGGTAGATGAAACCATTCAAACGGTTAATGATATCAATGCGAAGGAACCTATCATGTCAGCATACAAGCTGAACCATGTCCTTCCTGCCAAGATCGATGAAGTAACGAATTTAAAGGCTGAATTAAAGAAGGCCAATAAAGAAATATCGGACCTCAAAGCTAACCCTTTGCGTAAATCTGCCCCCTATGCCAATGGCGAAGGGGTATCAAAAGTCATACCTGCAAACGACGATAACTCCATGGAAACAGCTATAGATAATGCTAAAGCTGCTATGGGATTTGAAGAGGATGAGGTATGAACGCAAATTGGAGGCTTTATGCCTGCTGCACATACCAAAACAGAAGTTACACGCATGATGAGCGACGTGGAGATTGCAACCAAGGAACATTTAATCCCCGTTGCAGTCAATCAGATATTGAATTCCAATATCATCATGAAAAGACTTCACAAAAGATCACGCCCATGGTCTGATGGTAAGCGGATCTCCTTCAACCTGAAATATGGTGCTGGAGAAGTTAAAGAGAAAACCACTGGTTACGAAGAGATTGTAGTACAGATCTTCGATAGCTTTGAAAAAGGCTATATCGGTGGGCAGTATCTTGAAGCTGCTTACGGAATCAACGGACTTGACGTAGATGTGTTCAACACATCGAGGATGCAATTCCTCAACCTCACACTTGAAAAAGTGGAAACAATGAGAGATGATTTCAAGAAGAAACATTCTGAAATGCTCTTTCGTTCATCTGGATCCGATGTATCCAGGTACCCTTCATTCAAAGATATGTTCACAACTCTCACCACAAGTCAAGAGATCTGTGAAATAGCTCCTGACGATCTTGAAATAGGATCAACAGGCGAATACGCATTTGATTGGTTACCAGAAGTGTACGATCACACGACTGCTGCACCTACTTATGCAAATCTTACCGATCCGACCTCAACCTACTTTATTGAACGCATGTTAAAGAAAGCGATCAGTAATATTGGTGAAAAGACCGGCCACAAACCGACGCTTATTATATGCACAGCCCATGTATGGGATGCCTATGATGAGGTCCTTACCGACCGACAAATAGCGACACATGCCGAAAAACGGTATGATGGTGGATATGATATCATAAAACTCCGTGGAGTGGACATTGTAGCTGATTCCTGGGTAGAAGGTGGATTCCAACAGCCCGGTGCTACTGCAACATGTTATATCATTAACGAAAACTTCCTGCAATTATTCCATGCTCCAAAGCTGAATCACAAGTGGATTCCTTGGGAACAGATGGAAACGCAGTATGTCTATCGTACAATGATGAGACACTTTGGTGGGATCGCTCCTACCAGGCGTGACGTGCATGGTTCAATCATCGGATTACCTTCAGAACACACAAGTTAGGAGATACTGATGTTTAAACAAGAAAACATAAGAAGCAAAGCCCGTGCAGGGATAGTCTTTCCTACCGATTATAAAAACGGTGGGTTAGGTATAACAGCTTATAACGGTACAGGGGCAGCCCTGGTTATCGGTAAAGCGTACTTGCTTACCTACGGTGGCACAGAAGGGCAAGAGGTGAAAATCGCTGCTCCTGCAACGAACACAACCTTCTTGCAACATGTAGTTGTCGCTCTTGAGGCTGTTCCTGATGAAGAAATAGGATATTTCCAGCTTAGTGGTGATTGCCAGGCTTTATTGGCTGGGACTGCTATCGCTGCTGGTGACTTCCTTGAAGTAGTCAATGCTGCCGATCAGTTAGTGGAAACAGGTACTTCACGAACCATCAACTGTGTGGCGATTGCTAAAGAGGCCCAAGCCGCAGCAGGGAGCGTTTTAACAGACGTTCAGATGATCGGTGAAGGCACCTTAATAGCTGCATCTTAACCGCTTAATTTATCCCCTGCCTTCGGGTGGGGGATGAGAAATGGAGAAATAAAATGGGTATGAATATACTCCTTGCAAATAAATTCCTACATAAGCTGTTAGGTGACAATTACCATGAAACTGGTGGATTGATTCAGTTCAAGAAGTGGACTCCAGACGTATTGGGTTCGGGTTCGGAGGTCAAATCAACCTGGGCCCTTCCTGCAAAATGCGTCGTATTGGAAGTTTTCGCTGACGTAAGAGTGGCCGAAGCTACTGCTTCATCTGAATTGGTTGATATTGGTACTGATGCTGGATCTGATGATCCTGATGGGTTTTTAGATGGTATTGATACTTCTACTACTGGTCTAAAATCAGGAGGAGGCGTTATTACTGAGGGAAGCAATGAACATTACCTCTCTGGTGCTACTCTTGGAGCTCTTCTAAGAGAATATCAAGAAGGGGCAGATGTTGCAGGCAACACAGGGTATTTAAAGAAAAAATGGGATTACACTTCGGGTGGGTCTGTTTTATCTATTACTCCTGTTGGTGCTGATTTCGATGATCTCGTTATTGATGTTTATATCGTTTATATTGACATCACTAACTTTAGCCCAAGCGTTATCGCTGTAGTCTAATAAACTATATCCCTGCTTGCCGGGTGTTATCGTGCCAATCTTTTTAACGAGAGATTAGCTTGGTAAGCAGGGGTAAAGCTATGGCTGATATAAACATACAGGGCCTCTTTACTAATGCCGATCACGAGGATATCCGTAAGGGACATCTTCAAAAGGCAGAGAATATTCTGCTTGACAAGATTGGTGTAGCCAGGAAGAGGGACCCCAGGGCGAAAGCCTTTTCTCACCCTACCGGACTCATCCGGTCCATCTTTAGATTTATAAACGAAAACCTTCCCAATGGTGCTATATGGGTGGCACTGATTAATTATTCGACTTACACACAGATTGAGTATTACGATGATGTAAACGATACCTGGACAGTTCTCACACTACCTGGTGAAACCAGGACAATACGAATGGGGCAAAGCTCTGAAGAGGGTCTTGGCCTTGAAACAGTTATAGCGGTAGTCAGTGGTGTATTCAATCTTAATTATGTGAAGATAAAAATTAGCACGAGCCCGGACACTGTAGCCGGGACAATGAAAGTCAATCCTGTAGCAGTGAAGATAGATGGTGCGGTTGGAGTTACAGTTAAAACAATAGAGATGATAGGTACACTTAATTATGTAAAACTAAGTGTAGGAAAGGCTCTTACAGTGACAACGATAACAATGTCGGGGGCGGTGCCTGCATCGGTCCCAAATGTAGCTGTATCACCGGATACAGAAGAAATTGCAGGGGATGTGGAAACATCTACCATTAAAATACAAGACGAGCCAGCAACACAAGGGGGAGCATTTACGCTCAATCCTGTAACGGTTCAAATCACATAAAGGTTATTAATTATGGCATCTGGAATATATAATAATTTCAAAGCGTCAATAATGAACAAAGAAATTGATCTTGAGGCAGATAGTATCAAATGTATGCTGATGGACAATGTTCATGCTTTCACCGCTACTCATAATGTTCTGGCTGATGTAATTGCCAATGAATTAGCAGCAGCAGGGAATTATACAACTGGTGGTGATACTCTTACTACAAAGGCCGTAACAAAGGCTGCTACTACCTATTGGGGTGCGGATGATCCTGAATGGCTGGCTGCAACATTTACAGCTTATCATGCGGTTGTCTATGACATCACTTATGATTGTTTGATATGCAGCATTGATCTTGGTGGGGCCCAGACAGTTACAGCCGGGACCCTAACAATATTACTCAATGCAGTTTCAGGGATACTCAGCTTAACCTAATATGTCTTTACCCTCTCTCATTGATAAGATGGTGGAGGCAAAATTTCTTGTGATCGGAGATAGGCTCAGAATGTCTTTCTCCGATGCAGGATCCACGGTTAGCCCATTATCTATTGATCCACTGGTTATCCAGAAGATAGAACGTGAATACTTCTGGAACAGCAATATTTTATCCTATGATGATATTCATGCGGATATTTGTGCTATCAGTGGGGATATCCTTTCCATATCATATTCCAAAACAACAGAAATAGATAAGGGTGGCGATAAACTCGCTTTAACCTCATACCTCTATAAACTGGTGCCGATATACGATGGTAACCAGGAAGTATCCCTAAAAGATGCAGTGACTGTTATTGTAAGGCCGGGATTGGGTGATGCGACTAATATCATAACAGCCCTATTCTCAGATATTACGGTCAACTGGAATAAAAGGATTACAGGATTTAATCTTTACCGGGCAACAGGATTCAATGGGGCTTATTACAAACAGATTGAAATTTCATGTCTTGGCGAAGATGATGCAAACCTGACCCTGGCCGAGAATACCCTGGTAGGACAGGCTTCTTTATTCTGTGCTGGTGCGAATGTTCAAACCCTGGCAGTAAACTATTGGGTTATTATCGGAGGGACAAAGCACAGGATCCTCATTGCAACAACCAATAAGATATTGACTCTTGAAGAAATAGGGGATAGTGATGCCTTCCCGACAATAGGCTATAATGGTGAGCATTATGTTATAACCAATGATACCGCAGAGCCAGTGGATCACGGGGGATTCCTTGGGGATAATAATGGATGGTCTGTTGGTATTGGTGATGGGGCTTTTTTCACACACATAAAAAGAAAAACGGTAGAGGATAGAGAAAGTTTAGATCTCGCTGCATTTGGAGGCCCCTCAGAAGTTGATGGCACATCTTATGAATATATCTTGCAGACAAGAATATACCAGGCTTCAGAGCAAAGTACGTCAATAGTTAAGAGTTATGCTCTTGAGGCTTCGACTACATACTATTTTGAAATATTCATATACGCAGCTCATTATTCAGATCCATCTAACCCTGATGAGACTTGGAGAGGGCAAATAAGAATAGTGGCAGGGGCTTATACTATGTATCTCACTCCCACGGGAGCAACTGAGACACAAGACGGGTGGGATATTCCTACTGGTGAGGTTGTTAAAGTCTCTGGATACTTCACAACGAATTTAGCAGATTTCCCGGCTACGGCTGTTGTAAGGGTCAGCCTACAAAGGAAAACCTTCAACCTTATAAGTCACTCACAGTTTTATTTTGATAATCATATAATGACTAAAGCTACATTCATATCAGATGGATTCAATGGTATGGGTGGCGATAATATCATAATGTCCGAAGATTGGGACCTTGGAGATGATGACAAAAAGTATTCCAGGGTTATCCTGGGGACCAATGCAGACGGGAACAATGGATCAGACTCACAGATATTTAGAATTGAAGGCAACACTACACAGGCATTACGATTAGATAATATCCCTCCGGCAGCTATCCAGGGGACAAACATTAAATCATACTTGAGTGACTTCTATATCTGGAAAGGAATAGCAGGCACCAATGATGTTCAGCTGACAATATATGATGATGTAATGACTGACCTCACAGCTCATCCTACCCTCGAAACAATAATTAAAACCAATTATGAGATACCAATATATCACCAGGGCAGACTCCACGGTTTTGATATCGTGCTTGATCCTGATGGAAAAGCGGAGGCACATCCGAATTGGGGTATATTCTCAGAGTTTGAACAGCCCGACGTACTGACTGTATCCAACATAAACATATTTGAAGATACTGAAGGTGGGAAGGTCCTGGCCGGTGCATCCCTTAATGATTTCATTATAATATGGAAGAGACTCGCTGTATTCGTGATGTATATGAATCCGGTGGATCCTTCGGCCAGGGAGATGCAGGAATCATCCAATAAGGGGATAATTAACCCTCATGCCTTATGTCGTACTCCAATAGGGATATTCTATATGAGCCATGATGGTGTGTACCTGGTCCATCCAGACGGGACTTTAATGAGAAGCCCTTTGAGTTTTCCAATCCAGAATAGATATGATAACTTCCTGGTGAAAGAACAAGCATCTTGTGGATGGTATCCAGAAAGAAGAAAAGTTTTCTTTGCCCTGAATGGAGGGCTCTGTGAAGGTGTGGAGATATTCGCACTTGATATTGACTCAATAGGTGGCCAGGGTATTCCAGTATGGACATCTTTTGTATGGGGAGGGCATCCAACTTCCTTAAACCCTCATTTACCGGATGATTAATTATGTCTATTAATTTACAAGCATTAACAGGATCAGGTTACGGAGAAATAGATTTCACCTGGGATACTCCGTCAGAGACAGACGATCAGAGCTTCCCTAACTTCTCTATGCAAATTAAGAGGAGTTTGAATCCGATAACTTCAGATGAATTATGGGATGCAGCTACATTGGTGTGGGGTACTCCAGATAGTACCACGGAATTAAATGCAATAACAACTCAATGCCCCACAGGAACATGGTATTTTGCAATGAGATATACTATTGTTACGGGATCAGGAGAGGGCATATATTCTTATTTACTTTCCGATAGTGTTCCAGCCTCTCCGAATCTTGACACAACATTAATAACATCCTTTGGAATAGCGACAATAGCAGAGGTTGACCCAAGTTTTCATGACACTGGCATTACGGGTGAATGGTATTCCTACGGTGGCAAAAAGTATGTCAGGTGCCAGTTAGAGCTTACCCTCACCCTTCCATTCCTGGAAGTCCCGGCCAATATGCTGGCAAGGATAAGCGGTCATGGTGTAGCGGATACTGATTATCTGAAAGCAAGTTTTATAGCAGGCACATATTTTTCTACCCTCACAATGACAATAGACACCACGGTAGTAGCAGATGGAGCGTATAGTGCATTATTCGAGGTTGGGCTTTATACTGGTAGTTGGGTGACAGATCCAGCCAGGGAGAGCGTAACGAAAGAATATATGTACGATAACACTGTACCGGCTGGTACTTTGACTATGACCCCAAGCACAGTTATCCAGAGAGATGCACCAATGACAGCGGTGGTGGCTGGTACTGATGCCTTGGGATTTTGGGTTGATGGTGCTTATTCAGCTGCTTATTCTTTAACCGAGGCTGTAGATCTATTCACAGGAGGGGCATTTGGTTCTCTAAGTGGAGGGGCAAACCTGGTTGGCGGTCCTTATGGTGCAGTGGGATCCGCATGGTTCATGCACAAAATGAGGGATATGGCTGGAAACTATGTTCCGGTATTTGCTTCATTGGGCTATGCTATCACTGCTGAAGAAGGGTATGAAACAAGATATTTCTATGCGGTTGGACCTATAGAGCCTGGGGGATCGATACAATATGTCGTGCCATTGCTAACAGATATTGATGATCCCGATTTATTGACATGGGAGATACATGCAGATATAAGCGATTCACAGCTTATTCCTCCTGAAGATATAGTGTATGATCCTGATGCCAATACATTTACTATCAACATATCTATACCATTGAGCAGGCATTGTGAAGTCCCTAAGATTGTATTTATAGCATTGGAATCACAAGGAACTGATGATAATGGGGATGAGATAACAGAAATTATATTGAGGGCTATATTATCCGTTGCTATAACTGGATATACAGTTGGGGCACAGATTATATGCAATCCCTGTGCAACTTATGGAGATGCCCCTGTGCCGAGTCCAGATACCCCACTTGTTGAATCAGCCTCTGCATTTTATGACGCAGACGGAGGGGGGCATGATGCTGAATCCCTCTGCACATTGCCATATACAAGATTTATGACAGATGAGAATGAGAATTTATACCTGCACAGTCCCGATGGGATCCAGGTATATGAATTATCTAAAGATAATCCTGGCAGTGAGATGTTCAAGATAAAGATTAAAACCCTGGATATGGATATCAGTCACCGTGGATTCAAAGGGATAATCGAGAGGCTGACAATCAAATATAAAAGTGCTGTAACACTGGTGCTGAATATATTCCTGAACAGTGGAGATTATGAGGGTGATGATATAATAATACCTCCAATTAGCGATAATTACGGGAAACTATCAACCAGGGGAAAACTGAGAGGATACAATACAGCCATTCAGATCCAAGAGGAAGATGCTTCATCCGGGATAGATGTTGAAGTAAGGGGGATTGAAGTTGAATCAAGGTAAAACAGGCACCAGGAGAGAGATTGCCAAGCATAAGAGTACCAGGGTGAAAAACATTCCTCCAATAGCCCGTGATATACCTGAAGGGAAGTCTGTATTTGCCTATGATGGTGGTACAAAATATGAATACCGTAAAGTAAATGGAAAATTATTAAGAAGAGAGTGGGAGGAAGTATAATGCTTTGGACAGCACTTGAAACACGATGTCAACGATATCTTATTGATCCAGCTATAAACTATCAAACATTACTGAAAGAGGCTGAAGAGGATCTATGTAGAGCAGGGTTTCTTTTACATTCATCCGAAACTCAAGATGCCTTTACCGATGTGAGAGCTTACCCGGTTCCTACCGGGTTTGTAGCCGCAAAGATTATCCGGTATAAAGGGGAAGAGGTCCACTTCATGTATGAACATGATATGGTGCTTAATCTTTCTGGTGAAGTATATGCCGGTTATCCCTGGCGTTACTATATAACCAACACCGATACCGTTAATCTTGACAATTTCCCGACACTTGGAGCGACAAAGCAGACCATAACCGCTTTCGCAGATAACACCATAATTGCAGCTGGCACAGTAAGAGCAACATTGGTGGATCATGGTTATTCTACAGGGGATGTTATTGTTATCCTGGCTACAACAAGTTATAATGCAACTGAAACAATAACCGTACTCGATGATGATACTTTCTATTTCACAGCGACATGGGTGGCCACAGAGACAGGCACAGCCCATATTCAGAATAATAACATTGAGATAGTATATTACAGGGTCCCCACGGCAATAGAGCAGGCACTCACTTCACCAACCATTGAAGAGAAGTACCATGTAAAGCTGATTGACTATTGCTTGGCCATAGCTTATGCCGATGATAAATCCGGTAAGGGCATTGGTTATCAGCAGAAGTGGGACTTATTCGTAGAAGAGACAGCATTTCACAATAAACCACGACCATACAAAAGGCAGATACCACTCAAAAGAAGGCCAGTTGTAGAGGGCTTGGAATTCAATATTTAGGAGATGATATGGGAGCAGGATTATTATATGCAGGATTTCAAGTTGGAAAAGCTCTCTTCGGTGCCATCACAGCAGCGAATAGGCCCGGATTCAAAATATCCAGGGAACAGCAGGCCGGTCTTGATAGGCTGAAAAAGATTAGTAATGAAGGAATTCTTGGCAAAGAGGGCTTGGCAGAACAGAAGAATCGATCATCCAGGGCTATTGCACTTGGAGAAAACAATCAAATTGCCGGACTCCAGGGCAGAGCGATAGCCGGTGGAGTTAATCCGGGGTCCTTGTCAACAACCGGACATATCAATAAAGTACAGAATTTAGGTACACAAACGAGAGTAGATACCTTCCAGGACATAGAAGCCCGGAACGATGCTACAAAGGCACCGGCAGCACTTCAATACAGCCAGGCAGTAGGTGAAATTGATAGGCTGAGGTATGCAGATGATGTGGCCAGACATGAGGGAGTCACCCAGGCACTTGGCGGTATATTAGATGTTGGGGCTACTTTATTGGGGAGGCAGATAGCCAAAACAGATGCAAAGGAACTTGCGGAAGATGTTGAGGGCAGATCAATACGAGCGAACACCAGGGCAGAAAAGAGAGTTATAGCCACAGAGGACAGGGCAGCAGTCAGGGCAGCAGAGGCCGAACAGAAAGCTCTTCTAAAAGCTACCTGGTGGACAAAGTTTACAAACCCGGATGATTTCAATGCCTTATCACCGGAAGATTGGGAGGCCATATATGATAAAATGGATCCTGATAAAATCATTGAATTCACAAAGTATTTAGAGGGACTTGATAGTCAGTCACCGAATCAAAGATTCCCACAATTACCGCCACTAACACAGCCTGGCGGTATAGGGCTAAGATACGGCTCATCAACATACAATAACCCACTTTATAACGTAGGGGGTAGATAATGCCACAGAATAATGCTCAAATAGCCCTGCAAAATAGAAGTAAGGGCAAGACCGCAAAAGCCTTAACCGCACCACAGATAAATGACAAGAATGAGAGGGAGGCAAAAATACGTTTAGCCCTGTATGGTAGTGGTGCTGTTAAAATCCCCGTAGATGGAGGGGATATATCAAGAAGTTTATATAATGATTACTATGCCAAAAGTGACAGTATTAATGCCAAAATATTAGACCCCGGAAGGGAAGTAGATCCTGAGAGATCGAAATTCAAGGATAATACTTCAGAGGAATTCAGCAAGCTATATCGGAAACACCTAAGAAGCAGTAAAGGGCTGTATGTAACGAATGATGAGGGTGAAAATGTGCCTGCTCCTGGAATATCTCAAGGCACTATCGATGCTTCAAATGATTATGATAAGGCTATATTGAAGGAAGCACAGGCACGAGAGGCCAGGGGTGAGTATCTTCAACTCACAGAGCCAGAGGCCAAAGTGGATCCCAATTTATCCAGGTTCCAGACAGATTTTGATAAAAGGTGGGATTTTGAGAAGAATGAACTTGTTACTGAAGGGACCACGGCCCTCACAGCTCAATGGAAGAGAGTAACCAAAGACATGAATTTAGAGGAGGTCGGGGCTTATTTTAATCAAATGAAGGAATCTACACCTGAACTATACGATGTTTTAAGAGAGGCACTGATAAAAGATGGGAAAGCCTCACAGGGAAGCAATTCTCAGGGTACGCTCAAAAAGACAGAAACCCCTCCAGACAGAGACAGCGAGAATATACCGGGTAGTAAAGAGTATAAAAAAAGGATAACCGGCAAAGCAAAACCTTCCTTCACTAACAAAGAGATCAGTGATAAAATGATGCTGATGAAAAGTAAGTGGGTTAAAAGTAATAAGGGAGTCAAACTTCCTGGCCTGGCAGGGGAAAATTGGAATAATCCAGAGTGGCAGGCATTGAAGAAAGCAGCTCTAAAAGAGCTCAATAAAAGAAAACAATTCAATGAAGATGTTAAAATAACAGGTCCTATTGGAAGAAGGACATTACCATAATATGCCCAAGAAACCTACCACGTTTGCAGAGTTATTAGCGAATTCTACTCCTGCTGTTATTGGGAATAAATCCCTTATAAACCCTCTATTTGATCCAAATAAAGCTGTATCCCTACAGGACTTCATTAATGTTTATACTCCCCCGGATGATAACCAGGGATTCAATGCTGCTGATAGTATTGTTTCGATATATAATAATATTGATTTAAGCAAATCTATATCCAGCGACACAGGCATATTAGAGCTCGATACAGCGACATTATCAAAAGCTATAGCGACGCAAGAAGGATGGGAGGCCCCTGATAGTAGGAACAGAAGGAACCATAACCCTGGCAACCTAAAGTTTATTGGCCAGGCAGGGGCAGTGGAGGACAGTGATGGTTTTGCTGTATTTGGTACTGATGAAGAGGGATGGGCTGCATTAGAGAATGACATCCAGGTAAAAAAAGACACAGCTAATACTCCCTCTAATTTCTATGATAAATATGGCCTGACTAAAAAAACAGATAAACCAAAGAAGATTACATCCTTCCAGGATATACTCGACGCATCTACACCGTCAGAAATAAAAGAACCGGAAAAGGATCCCCTTGAGGGCCTGTATGAATACGAGATTCCAATAGCGAATTGGAGGCCCCACGAAGGCCAGCCAAATACCGTTGATAATATCCTCAAGTTAGAGGATGATTCCTGGTGGGAGAAATTTAGCTCTGACTTTGGTAAAAGTTTTGTAACTGGATCCGCACAGATGCAGGATCTTGCTGGTGGTGCCTTTGTCTATGCCGGGTTGGAAGATTTCGGGAATGATATTAGGGCAAACGCAGCAGTGACAATAAAGGATAATTATGTCGCTGGTCTATACAAAGAATTTGAATGGGCTGATCTTATAGATTCTGAATTCTGGAGCTCAAAGTTTCCAGCAATGATCCCCTCAATGGTGACTCTTATTCCTTTATCGTTTATAGGTGGTGCTGGTGGTGCAGCACTTACGGCCAGGCTTATTGCTGGCAGAACCATGACAATAGGTGCTCAGAAGTTAGCAGTAGGGGTAGGATCCTCAGTTGCAGCAGCTATCGCCTCCAGGCCAGCAGAATCAGCTATGGAAGCAATGGGAACATTTAATCAGCTGATAGATGAAGGGTACAGCAACGAAGAAGCCGGGGAAGCAGCTGCAAGGACATTTAAGTCCAACATGCTACTAATTGGCATGGATGCAGCACAATACGCCCTTGCAATGGGTAAACTGAATCCTCTCCTCCGCAATAACTTTATGAAAAGGATCATCACCTCCAGGACCGGAAATGCTGCTAAGGAAGCGGTGGAATTCACAGTAGCCTCAACATCCGAGGGTGTAGAAGAGGTCCTACAGAATTATTTCACTGAACTTGGTATTGCTTCAGCTCATGGTGATATTGACCCATCATTATTAGATGCAATCAGACTATCCTCTCCTGAACATAAAGAAGCCTTTGCACTTGGTACTATCGGAGGTGTGGGCTTCCAGATCGGTGGTAAGATTGCACAGAAGTTATCACCTGGTGATGTAAACAGGATAATCGATGAACAGGAAGAAGCGTATAACGAGAAGATATTCAAAACCGAAGATGTTCGTAAGGATGGTAAGCCTGGTGAACCAGCCAGTGTGCAATATTATGATTCCCCTACAATACCTGGAAACTTCACAGTAGCGATATATGATATTAATGGAATACCATTAGAAAACATTCCTGCAAACAGTCATGACCAGGCCAAGGAATTCTTTGATGCAGCAGTAGAAAATATAAAAGCCTTTGTCCCGGAACCAGGTGTACCAGGATCCGAAGAGGTTACAGTAGATGCCAAGGAAGTAACAGCAGACTCTAAGCCTGTCACCGTCGATGCTAAAGAGGTTACTGAACAATTAGAAACGATAAAGACAGAAATTACCGATGCTCTCACATCCGAGGATGATATTCCTCTCAGTCACCCGTCATTATACAATAACCTGGTAAAAGACCGTGAAGCAACAAAGAGAGTCCTGGATGAGTTAGAAGCAGCTGGCCAGATAGTTGTTGATGGGAAAACAGTCAAGAGGGGTGAGAAGTTTGCCAAGTCACCCGTCGAACAAGAAACAAAGAAACTTGAAAAAGCAGAGGATAAACTGCAAGATACTGACACCACTGGCCACGGGATAAGAATAGGTGGCATAAAGGCCGATGAGATGCCTATGCTTGACAAAATGATAGAGCAGACTATCACAGATGGAATTGAGAAGGGCCGAACCAAAGTAGAGATACACGCCAAGATAAATAGACTCTTACAGCAAAGCGAAATGTATGTTATTGAGTCAAACGAACTTGGTGCCTATATTAAGAACCGGATGGAGGATGGACCGGAGATAGGTAATAACAAACAGCCGTTTGGGATCTGGAGAAAAGGGGAAACGGGAGCAACGGACAGGGAAGCTCACACCACAGGAGTTTATAATAGGAAACTTAAAATAATAGAAACCTCTGATAATCCTATTGAAAAGCTGACCGCTATAAACAGTATTAAAAAAAGAATGGAAAATGATGGAAGTGACACATCGGACATAAGTGCTATAATTGATCCTATTGAGGCAGAATTAAAAGCCCAGGGTTATGAAATAGTTGACTTAGTTGGAAGGGAGTTTGATGATGGCATGGAGCTTGGTGATGCACAATTTGTTGGTGATGATAACTTAAAAGAAGGCGATAGGATTATTACCGGGGTTACAAAGGCACATATAACCCTTAATGGAAAATTAGTCCAACCTGGTGATGTTATTATCACCCAGGGATATAGACCTCTAACTGAAGAAGAAGCAGGCCAAAAACAGGCCAAGGAAAAGAAAGATTTAGAGAGTAGAAAAGCTCTAAAAAAAGAGATGTTTAAGGATGATGATCCCGTCGAGAAACCTAAACCACAGGCCAAGGAAAAAGATGATAGGATAGTTGGCGATGTATATGTTAAGGGTATAGAAGAGATTGTTATTCAATTCGAGGGGTCCAGAGCAGTATCCTCAAATGGAGATGCCAGTGCAACCATAAAGGTTATAAAGAAAGACAATGGTAAATGGATCCAAGGGATAACGATGGATGCCCATGCTTCGACACTGGAGATACAGTTAAGTTTATTAAATGAAGAGTTTAATACAAAAACTGAGGCAATACTCGCAGCAATAAAAGAGATAGAATCTAATCTTGGACACAGGGATACACCGCAACAGAAGAAATTACAAGCCTTTAAAGATAAATTTATAAAAGATAATCCCCCTCCTAAACCACAGGCCAATATTAACGAGGCAGAGAAGGCCACAGGATTTAGAATCATTGATAAATATAATGATGTGGATGAGGCATATAACCAACAAAAAGCAGATGGATATGAACAAGTAGCTGCATTATGGGAAGATGGACTCAAGGATTTATCGGATCCAGAAGATTTCCACGGTAAACAAATAGTCCAGTTTAAAAAAGATGGCAGAGAGGTTGTCATTGTTAAATTAAAAAGGCCCCCTGGTAAGAGGGGGCTCTATAAAAACCGTGATGATAAATGGCAGAAAGAACCCGTATATAGTTACTGGCTACAGGTAGAGAAGAAAAAATCTATCGAGAAGCCAAAACTTAAAAAACAGGCCAAGGCTCCAAAGGAAGCTCTCCCGGAATTCAAAATTGGTGACAAAGTAGCTTACAGGAAACCCCGTGGAAAATCCGGTGGTTTCTTCGAGAAGGTCCATATTGGCAGTGTCACCAGTGTAAACACACTTGATGGTAAAGTAGATTCCTATGTCGTAGAGAGCGAATACACCCTTAAACCTGGTGATGTATCAGTACCGGCAAAAACTCAGGCATTGAGAGATTTTCATAAAGCCTGGGAAGCTGTCCCGGATAAAAAGGAACGACGGGATTTAAAGGAAACCCTCAAAGCGATTGATGATAAGGTTAAAACTCACTATGAGATGTTCTTTGGGGACCAGGAGGAAGCAGTAGCCCTATTAGATGCTCTGCAAAAAGGGGCTGTTAGTGAAAAAGACTTCGCAATAGCCTTCAGTAAATTTTTCAAAGATGATGTTATCCCAATGATGGAGAAAAGGTTAGGGATAACCGGGCTCGATAACCCTGTTACCAGGGCGAGAGCTGCAAGTGACATAAACGACTATATAAACCAAGTATTAGAAGAAGATGCCGACAATACAGATCCGGGCGAGGAAGAAGATCCAGAGCTCGATGATGCTATAACTTTCTTTGATAATATTGGAAAAGAGGAGAACCTATTTGATGAAGCGTTTGACGATGAAAGCCTGGGAGACAAAGATAAGGCAGGGGATAAAGGCCCTACCGAAGAACAGAAGAAAACCAGTGCTGAAGATACTGGAAAAACGGATACTGAAGAGGGCGAGGGAAAGCAAGCAGTAGGTGAAGAGGGATTTAGGACCTGGTATAAAACCCAGGAAGAAGCGGAGGCCGATGCTGCTATAATGAAAAAAGAGGGCCTGGCGGTAGGATCAGTAAATCAAGCCTATAACAAGGATGATTTACAATGGCGAATATACCGGACACAGGAGGATACAGGGAGACTTAATAAAGAATTCCGAGCGAAAGCTACTGCAATCTCCAAAAAAGAAGCAGGGGAACAGGCAGCAGCTCAAAAGATTAAAGATGATGTAGATGGATTCGATGAGGGTATGACTCCATTAAAAAGAGGAGCAGTATTAAAAGCCCTCAATAAAGACTTGCGGATTGACAATAAGGTCATGTCCAGGAAAGAAGCCGTTAAATATCTCCTGGGCAAAGGGGAAACGACATCTACCAGGGAAGAAGATAAAATAAAGCCTATGTCCAGGAGGGCATATAACCAAGCGAATAACCAAGAGCAGGAAGCTCACGAGAAGAAGGTTGAGCAGGCTGGCAAAAAGACAGTTTATAACATTGGTGGCTATGACCTTGGAAAAACAGCCTATGATTATGCGAATTATTTAAACAATCTCAATAAACCCAAGAAGAAGATCACCAGGAAGGCCCGTACAGTTGAAGAGGTACAAAAAGAGATATCAGAGGTAAACAAACAACTATCACAGGCAGAGCGTAAAAGAGATCAAATAGCTGAGAGAAGTAAGGCAGCCGGTCAAGGAGGGTTATTCGGGGCCCCTTCAGACCAAGCAGGATTATTTGGCCAGGATGATTTCACTGATGCTATGAAGGATGCAAAGGATACTATTCATTCTCTAAAGAATAAACTTCATGATTTATCCTCTGAAGTAGAGAAAATAGGAAGTGATGAGACAGGGGACCTATTTGAAAAGCCAAAGAAGAAAATAGAACGTAAAACCGACGAGAGCACGGTTACAATAAATGGACAGACTCTATCAAATAAATTGGTGAGCGTGTTTGAAAGTATAAAGGGAGTTGCGAAGGGATATTTAGATAATTCATTTAGGAAAATATCTTTTGGTGATGCCTCCTCACTTACGGACTCATTCAGAAATATTTATGGGAAAGATGCGACCTTCAAGGAAATGTTCTCAGAATTCCATAAAATATTTGGATCCCTTGGTATAGGGAAAGGAATTCAGGAAGAGGGTGGGGGCAGATCATCCGGCATAACAGCCAAGGACATGGTTAATGCTACCAGGCACTATCTTGATGCAATAGCCAAAAAAGAGGCTCCCAAGAAGCAGACTGAACACCCTGATATTGGGAAAACAGTAACTATTCCAAAATATAGATCTATGGCCGGGATAACTGTGCATGGATACATAGGGAAGGTTTTAGAGCATACCCCTGCAACCCGAAGTGTTCCCTACGATTATTTTGAGATAGAGGTTATAGGTCCTATACCTGGCAACAAGGTTGCTATCAAAGAGGAAGATAGAGTCTTTGAGCCCGGTGAAACAACGAGTGTAAGAGTTGACAGTGTAGTTTTACCTGAAACAGAATCCGCAAAGAAGAAGATAGTTAAGAAGAAATCCCCTGCTGAACTCAAAGCTGAGAAGGAAGCCTTTAAACTATCAGGCGAATATAACTCTGAGAAGGAATTCAGAGCTGCAATAAGAGCCTTTGAGAAGGGAATGAATTACACCCTCGATTATTCTTATCCGACCAATAAAAATGGCAATAATGTGTTTGCTGATATAAAGGGTGATGAGGGAATAATAAAATTATGGGGGCCCATAAATACAGAGGGCAATACAAGAGGTATAGAAGTAAGTATCCCCATCGAATTTGAAAACGGGAAAATAATAATATCGGAGGATTTCCAATGGACTCACATATTACGGTTTGTAAAGCCTGATAAATTTGAAAGGACCGCAGCACAAGGACTTGGGGGAGCAGAATATGGCGAAAGACGCACGGTAATAGATGCAAATATAGATGCAAACACTACAGCAAAAGAGTTAGCAGGGATAATAAAAAAGGAAATATCCCCACAGAAGAAAATTGAGAAAAAAGTCTCTGACAAAGAGCAGGAAACCTACGAATATGAAAAGGCAAAGTGGGATGATCTGATTGCCAGGAATGGCCAGAAAGCGGTTGCCAGGATAACTTCTTATCTTGCAAGTAAGGCTATTGGTGTACCCGAAGGAGTCACGGCCGAACAGCACCGTAAGGATACCCATTTTACAAAGGCATATAATTACCTGAAAGAGCTGGTAAATAAGCACAAGGAAGAAGCCCCAAAAAAGCGGATTGAGAAGAAGCAGGGGGCCTATAAATACCGATTAACCCAAAGACCTCCATCTATCGGTACACATCCAGACGGAAGCATAGGGGATGCGGTAGAGGTGAAAGTTGGGAATAGGACCCACTGGATACTTACTTATCCCAATGTATTATCAGATGAAGTGCTCCGTAAATATGAGATGGTGCCCGATTATGATAAAAGTATTGAGGGGAATGTATATCAGAGGAGGGGATTATCCCTCAAGGTATTAGAGGTAAAAGATGGGGAGGTATTTGTAGAATATTTCTATGATGCCAAGGAAAAGACACAGCCCAAAACTCTATCATACCTACAGTTATTCCAGGAGCTAAACAGTGACTTCAAAAAGGTTGTTGAGGCCCCGGAAGTAGCTCCAAAGAAGAAGATTGAACGTAAAAAGACCGAAGCCCAGGAACCTACCACGGATATCCTGAAGGCCAATAAACTGGAAATAATTGAGAAAGAATCCAAGAAGGGTAACACCTATTGGGTAGTCACTGGCGAGGGAACATTCCAGCATAAAGACTTAATAAAGAAACTTGGATCCAAAAAATTTAATAGATTCCTGAAAGGATGGTTATTCTTCGATGCCAACCCAAAGCAAAAACTTATCAACGAGCTCTCCGGGACTGACGGAGCAACAGTGGAACCAGGAGCTAAATCAAGCCCTGAAGATACCAGCGATAGCAGAGCTGATACACAAAAAGTGGACAGAGCTGAGAGAGATAGAATTAAAGGAATTCGATCTGAGCAAGATGCCAGATCCGACGAGAGCAGAATTGCTGACGATTTACAAAAATATGTATCACCAGGTACAATCAGCCTAATAAACAAAGGTAAGGAATTTGGTATTCCTCAAAAGGTCCTGGATGAACAGATAGAGGATGTCGCATTAATCAATCGAGCATACCAGGCAGGGAAACCTCTTTTCCTCCTGGCCAATGAAGCCGGTACTGGAAAAACATTTGTACTTGGCGGTGCAATACGGGAACTGAAGGCAGCAGGAGTCAAGGATATAACCTATGTGACGATGAGCCAGGATCTCATTAAGCAGATTAAAAACGATCTCCAGGAATACGGCATAGATGATATTAATTTTGTTACCTACTCTAAATTAAGCAGTTATTCACCTGACAAGATAGGTGCGATAATATTCGATGAATCGCAGAATGTAAAGAATGTGGCAAGCGGAAGAGGGAAAGCAGCCGTAGAGCTTATAAAGGAACACAAACCATTTACAATACATACCTCTGCTACTCCATTTGAGAACCCGGTAGAAGCTGGATATTTTGAAGCTACAGGCATATTTGATGAGGCCGGTGGATTCCTGGATTGGGCGAAGGCTTATGGTGCAGCCGTAAGGAAACAGAAATATTATGATTATGCAGCTGGAAAGAAAGTTGTAATAGAAACACCATATTGGGCCGGTGGGCATGTAAAGGATGGCCAGGCAGCCCGGACATGGTTCTTCAGACAGGGGATAATGACTCAAAGGCCAATGCAGATCCCCCCTGCTATGGTGGATGTTACCTTCAAAAAGGTGACAGTGGATAAAAAGTGGGTAGATCTCTATAACAGCATAACTGATGCCCTGGATGATACACAGCATTTATATTCCAAAGAAGGTGAAAACCCTGATCCAATGCTCTTTATGCAGATTGGAGCATATAAAACCAATCTACAGAAAAGAATACTTGAGTCATCAAAAGTTGAAGAAGGGATAAAAAGAGCCAAGGAGCATTTATCTGATGGTAAATCAGTAGTATTATTTGTTGAAACAAAAGCCCAACGGTCCTTTGACGCAGCGGATATATCAGCTATAATGACAAGGTTCAACCAAACCAAGCAAAAGGGCGATAAACCTCCTTATTCAAAAGTAGTCCATGCAGTAGCCGAGTCTCTGCTTAATGCAGGGATAGATTCATTTACCCTCAATGCAACTGAAGAAATGATAAAAGATGGCCTGGGAACTGATAACGTGGGTATCTACACGGGATCCGTTACCAACGCCAAGGCACAGAAGAACCTCCAGGAGTGGAGGGCTCAGAAGAAAAAAGTCCTGGTTGCGACCATGGCCAAAGGTGGGACCGGATTATCATTACATGATACTGAAGGGGATCGACCTACAGCACAGATAAACATTAACCTCCCATGGAAAGCTACTGGAGTTGACCAGGTATCAGGCAGGGTGGCCAGGTATGGGATCCAAAGCAAAGCCAATATTGAATGGTTATTTGCCAATAATATAGATTTCGATAAATCCCTATCATCCAAAGTAGGCCGTAGGATGAGTGATATGGGTGCGATTGTTAAGGGTGTAGATTTATCCTCCGCACAGGTACTCTCTGACTTTGACTTTGAAGATACAAAGATACAGCGAACCGAAGCTGCAAAGAAAGTACAGGCCGGTGAAAAAGAATCAGTTGAAGAGATGTACGACAGAGCCCACAAGATGGAACAGCACAGATCAAAGGCTGATGATACAAGCGGTGGATTCTTCCAGACTCCATTACCTGTTTCCCTGGTTATGTCCAGGATATCAGGATTACGGGAAGGCGATAGCTTATTAGAACCAAGTGCCGGGCATGGTGCATTACTTAAATTTA